GATCTAACTTTTTATGCTAAGCTTGCAGACTCTTCTGCTCTTACTAACCCAGACATTGATGTACCTAAGATGCGAGACGTTATTGGAGAGGCTCAGAATAAGTCCCACGTACCTAATCGTAACATGACAATGCTCTCTATTGCAGCTGCTTATGCTGAATCAAGAGAATGTGACACCGTGCTTTATGGAGCTGCTTTGGTCGATGATACATCCGGGCACTGGGATGGTACGAGTGAATTCTTAAAGAGGATCAATGACTGTTTAGCTCTCAATAGGCTTCATAAAATTCAAGTAGAGGCTCCTCTTATTAAGCTTTCTAAAGAAGAGATTTTTAAATATGGAATTGAATTAGGTGCTGACTTTTCTAAGACCTTAACTTGCTATAATGGAGAAGAGGTAGCTTGTGGTACCTGTCCTGCTTGCTCAAGTCGTATTCAGGGCTGGGTAAGGGCCAAGTTAATTGATCCGGTTAAGTATGCCGTAGATATTGACTGGAACAAGTACGGTTGTCAGCCTATAATGTCTTAATGTGCGCAATTTCAGGCTCGAGCTCTATTGATAAAGCCTACGAACTCTATAAGCTCGGACTTGATAGAGGGTATCAATCGTCTGGGTTCTTAGGGGTTACTAAGAACAATTTTGTTGTTCTGAAGCAAAAGGAAGTATTTGAGTTAGACTATCTTAAAAAGGAATTAAAAGAGACTGAAGAGTTTCCTATCTATTGTTTATTTCATTCAAGGGCACCTACTAATACTACTAGTCAAGAGTTTTCACCCAATACCACTCATCCCTTTTCCTATAAGCATTGGTTTGTAGGACATAATGGCATTATTCAGAACTTTTACGATTTAAATTCCTATGCTACTTGTATGGCTTTTAATACTGATTCTGCTATGATCCCTTATCATTTGTGTTGGACAAATGGTAACTTTAAACAGACATACGAGAAGTATAAAGGTTTGTTAACCTCTTGGGTATATAATTCTATAACCGGGGATATCTTTTTAGTCAAAGCCGGGTCTTCGCTTCACATGCATGAAGATTCATTTTGTTCTGTAGCATTTGAAGACTCTTCTCCAGTTGATAAAGATGGATTTGTATTTAAATTTAATGGAATGGGTTTTGAAGAGTACGAGACCTTCAATTATGACAATCCATATTTTATTTTATGAAGCAAGTATTACTAGTAACCACAACTAAAGCTAAGACTTTAGAAGAATTTAAACAGAGGCCTCTTGCACCCTCTTTAAAGCTTCTCTGTGATAAAAGATACGATGAATCTCAGTTTGATTTTGAGGTAGTAAAGGACAATTCAACAGGTCTACCTGAAGTCTATAACCGCTATTTGATTGAAAAGAATAAAGATAAGATTATATTATTTGTTCATGACGACTTGGAGATTCATGATCTTAATTTAGTTGAAAAGCTAAACGAGTCACCTTGGGATATTACAGGCCTGGCTGGCGGAGGTACTTTTGAATTTAAAGACAAGAATCTCTGGCACATTTGTTCAAAGAGAGAGTCTCAATCCGGTTCAGTGTCCCATCCTTTATGCTGGCAGGAAGGAAATCAGCTTAAAGTTGATCAGTCAAAACAAGTTACCACAACCTTTGGTCCCTGGCCTCAAAGGTGTTTAGTGCTTGATGGTCTGTTCTTGGCTGTTAATGTTGAGAAAGCTTTGGAAACGGAATGGAGATTTGATGAACGACATAAGTTCCATCATTATGATATCTCTTCCTGTTTACAAGCTAATGAGAAGAAGCTCACTATGGGTACTTGGCCTATCTTTGTTCTACATCACGGGTTAGGTAATTCGTTTATGACCCCGGGGTGGGAAGAGTCTAATAAGATTTTTAAAGATAGTTGGCAAAATGCCTTGAAGAAGTCTGAATAGCCTAAAGCTTACCTAGGGTGTAACCTAATTCTTTAATTTGTTCTGGTGTTTTACGAAAGTTTTTAATACCATTATTACACCATTTTTTCATAGACATAACCATACTATTATGTTTTCTCCTTGCTTCTTTAATAGATTTAGGTAAACTTTTTTGATATTGTTTTAGCGTGTTTCTTATCTGTTCTTTTTGTTCTTCAGATATTATTTTACCTTTTTGACTTTCACTCAATTTTTTACTATATTCTATTTTTTGTTCAATGGTTAAAGAGTTCCTCCATTTTTTTGCTCTTTCAGAATGTTTTTTAGAGGTTATAGCTTTTTTCCATTTTGGTAAGTTTCTTTTTGTTTCAGATATTTTTTGAATTCTAGCTGCTTTTTGTTCTGGTGTTAATCTCGCATAAGCTTCTTTATGACTTTTAGACATTTCTATTTTGTTTTTTAATTTTTGTTCTTCGGTCCATTGACGTTTTGTTTCAAGCATTTTTTTAGTAATTTGTTTTTGTTTTGGTCTCCTGCCTGCAGCCTGTTTAGTTATAATATTTTTTCTTTCTTCTTCTGTCTTTCCATCAATTAGGCACCCACCGCCAGCAGTATTTGTCATATTATAGTATTCAGGATTCGTTGAACATTTCAATTTGTTTAACCAATAACTTTCTCTTTCCAACATTAACTGTTTCGTAGGTTGAATTTCTATTATTTCTTTTATAAAGTTTTCTTTCCCGTATTTTTCTACAGCTCTTGTAATTGCGATACCTGAACCGGAATAGCTATCGTTTGTTTTACCATGATGAGATCCAATATATGCTTTACCGTTTATTTTGTTTGTTACCTTGTATATGTAATATTGCTTCATCGTATATATTTATGGTGGCAGTCTAATACATTAAGTTTTTTGTTGATTTTGTTTTATTTTACACCATAATATCTGTCTATGATTATTAATCGCGATCAATTGAAAGAAGTAACAGGCTGTGACTACTACGATGGTTCAGCTCTACATTGTAGACAAGCTTATAAATTTTTTAAAAAGGATGTTAACCCTTTAGGTAATATTATTTCTTTTGTATCGCCAATGACTGTAGAAGGTGACAATCTTATTGACTTGGAAGATTCTCTCAACAAGGACTATATCTATTCAGATATGGCTATGAACTTCATTATGGAGATTCCTAACCAGAAGATCTGGGGCGGTGTTTTATTTCAGCGCTTGCTTAATGCTCAGGTTGGTTCTTTGCTCTGTGGAAAGTATCTTAACAAGGAAGGTTATGTAGATGGTGACGATATTATGATTGTAACCGATAACGGTGACAAGAAAGCTTCAGTTAGTATTGCAGCTGAGAAGAATGGAGCGGTCTTAATCCATCTCGGTATTAATATCAATGCTGGTTCTAAAGCACCTGACTTTGCCTACTCAACTGAACTTGATGATGACCAAGCTCGTCATTTTATGACTGATGTTGAAGGTATCTTTTATAGCATCTTAAAGGATGTTTGGGTTGCGACTACCAAGATTGTAGTGTGACAATATTCGATTACATAAAGGATATCACAACCTATAAGAAAGGTAACTTACCACTTGAGGGCTATATTCCTTATCTTATCAATCGGTGGTTGGCTTTTGTTAGTCCACAAATTTGTGGAGCTATTAATGAAAGTACCAACACCTTAGGCAATATTGATAAGGAGCAGCATTATAAATTGCTTCTTCGACTCTATCCTAAATCTAAAGTACCTTTTATCAAATACGTAAAGAAGGTAAAGGAAGAGAAGACCGAAGAAGATGATAAGCTTTCTTTATTGGCCTCCAATATGGAGATGTCAGAGAGAGAGGTAAAACAATTACTTGAACTTAGAGAACAATTTACTTAAATTTAAACATATATGATAGCTAACTCAATGGCCTCCTTAGGGGCTAATGTACACGGAATTGCACCTGAAGATTATAAAGACGTTCCTCTTCCTGAGGATTATGAAATTGTAGAACTGTTATCAAACGTCATAGCAGTTGAATACGCGGATGTCGCTCCTGACGGGAAAAGCTTAATGCGTAATGGTATCATTTTACCTAACCAGGTAGTTGACCATAGGGCTTGGCGCGTTGCTAAAGTTACTTTAGCTGGTCCGGATTGTAAGCAGGTTAAGGTCGGGGATGTAGTTATCTTCCCTGGTGACAGAGGCTTACAGTCAATTCAGAAGAATGGCAAGATGCTTGTCTTCTTATCTGAAGAGCGTATCTTTGGTATCTGTAAACCAATCACAAAAGAAGAGCCAAAAAAGAATAAGAAGAAATGAGATTAGGCCGTACAGCATTAGCTCAGCTTTTGATGACTAATGTTGTTGAGCTGAGATTTAAAAGACGAATTGAGAAGGCAGGGTTCGGTGATTACCGCCGAATGCTTTGCACCAACGATAGAGGTCTTCTCATGTCAACTTTAGGTCGTAATATTCTTAACTTTGAACCTGCTACCCAGCCTCCTAAGTACAACCCTGCTCAAAAGAATTTAATCATCACCTGGGATATATTCTTACAAGCTTATAGAACAATTAACTGTAACGACGTTGAAGTGATAGCCGTGATTAATACATCCCCGGACCCTAAAGAGTGGTGGCAGTATTTTAATGAATCCTTATTACCAATGGCAGCTGGTCAAAAAGCAGCCTTTATGAACAAATGATATCCGTAGCATCAACATTTTTAGAAGAGATACCTGGAGAAGGGTTCTTAACAAGACATCTTCAGACACCTATTAAATTCATTTTAGGTCAGAAGGTTATTAAACAAGGCCGGTTATTAATTTTTAAACGAGCTCATTACTATCTTCACATTACTCTTTTAACCTCTAAAAGCAATAAAGAGTCGTTTGAAATTCCTATTCCCTTTAAAGTTGAAGAGTACATTCATGAAGGTCTAGCCTATTTTGATTACCGCTTACAAGGCTTATGTGGTTTACAAGATGAAATTAACGAAAGATTAGCTAAAGTAAAGATTAAAAACACAAATCCTTCTCAGTATTATAATAAGATCTTAGAGATTCAGGCAGGAAACGTATAAATAATAAACATATGGCAACAAAGAAATTTGATTCTCTTTTCGAACAATTAACACAGCAATTAACAGAGGCCCCGGTGTATGCTGAGCCTGAAGCATTTAAAAGTAGTTTAAGAAGTGGTATCGGTACGGCGCCAGGTGGCGGGTACGGTATTGGTAAGCTCGCCGATGCTTTACAAATTTCAAAAGAAGAGGCTGTTGATTTAATTTCACAAGAAATTTACGACAAAGTATTTCCTGGCGGGGTAAATCCTGCTAACAATGATATGGCTTATAGAGCCTCGATCACTAATGCTATTAAAGAGATAGTTACAA